TCAATCGGGATGCCGATCTTCTGCGACATCTTCCCGAGGTTGTCGGCTTCATCGATCGTCTTTTTGATCGAGACGCCGAGAGCGATCGCTGCCGCACCGAACGCAGCCGCACCGGCTGTACCAGCCTTCGCCATGCCAGCGCCGAATGCAGCAAGCGACTTCTGCGCGCTCGACAACCCCTTATCGAGCGCGGCAGTGTCGGCGCCGAGAACGACGCGCAGCGCGCCTATGACGGCGTTACCAGCCATCTATTTCGACCTCATGGCAACCATGATCGCCCACTGCTGGTCTGGGGTTTGACGCTTGCGGGGACGCTCGACCGGGCATCGCGCCGGGAAGTCTTTGACGCGCATGAAGCCCGCCGTCCGCCACGCAACGAAGAGACGCCCGTTGTGCTCACGCAGATCGCGCTCCTCGACGGCATCGAATGCGAGGCGGATTTCAGCGGGCGTTGAGCGCCAGAATTCATCGACCGTTCCCAGCCGGTGCGATATCCATGCCTTCAGGACGCCGGGCTGGAACCAGCGTCTGGTTTGCCCGGCTGCTGAGGGTTCGCGTTTCCCTCAGCCTCCATGTCGGCACCGAACGACGTCGTGAACGCTCGCACCACGAGGCTGACCGCATCGGGCACTGTGAGCGACCTGAAGATTGCGGTCATTGCCGTATCGTCAATGTCCGGGTGCTTGTCCCGCAGCGCAATCTCGAACGCGCCGCGGACCGTACTCATTCGGAGACGCTTGGGATCACCGAAGATGTTACCAAGCTCCGCAAGCGGCTTGTCGAACTTGTCTTCCAGATTGCAGATCGCGTCCGCCGAGAAGCGGAGGGTATACTTCTTGCCCTCCGCTTCGAACTCAACTTCGCCCTTGTGCTTGTTCGCCATGCATCACTCCTTACGCTGCCGTCACAGCGGCACTGGTGGCCGTCGCGCTGCCGGCGGAGTTGGCTGCGGTCACAGCGACCGTGAGCGCATCGCCGCTGTCACTGCCCTGGATCACGTATGTCTTGTTCGTTGCGCCGTTAATGTTCACGCCAGCGTTCTTCCACTGGTAAGTGAAGGACGTCGCCTCGTTCTGCCAAACACCCTCGTAAGCCGTGAGTGTGGAGCCATTGGTGAGCGCGCCGGAGATCGCCGGCAGGATGGAGTTGGTCGGAGCCGACGCGGCCTCCACTTCCGCGGGGCCGCTGCGCTTGATCGTGACGTCGGCCGTCTGCTTGTCTTCCGTCGGCGCGGCCGTCTCGAAGTTTGTGATGTAGCCGTCGAACTGGATGTAGCGACCATCCGGCCACACCGAGCGGAACGTCTTGAGCAGACGCTTCGACGCCTGAATAAGCGCGCTGGTCGCGGACGCCGCGACGTATTCGATCTGAAATGACACCTCGCTCGTTCGGACGATGCCGGGGATGACTTCCTCGGTCGCGTCCGGGCTCGCGTTGTGCGTCGCATCCACGATGTCGACGGAGAAACCATCCGGGGGCGTGACGTCACGCTGGTTGCCGAGCGTGGTGTAGACGTCAGGTCCCGTTGCAGTCAGCATCTTGAGCAAGATGCCATAGCCGAGCTCGGCTTCTGTTTCAGCCATCGCGATCTCCGTTCTGTGATTTAAGGTCGCCCGCGATCTGCCCCAGCGGGATCAGGGGAGAGCTTACTTACTGTTTCAACTTCGCGGCTTCGCGCTCTGCCTTCCGCGCGATGCGCTTGCGTGCCTTCTCGATTTGTTCGGCGAGATCGTCGCGGATGCGGGAGAGAACGCCCCTCACCCCGCCATCCCACGCCGGCCGCAAATGCGGCTTCGGCGCCTGATGCCGATTACCAAACTCCGTCTGAACGGACTTTGGATGCGCCGTCGGACCAAGGAACACCTCAACGTCCGACTCCTTGCGATGCATCTTTTTCTGACGGCGGGAGAGCTTCTGCCCGACCGTGTAGGACTCGCGCAGTCCGCCCTTGAGAACCGGCGCCCGTGATGCGCCATCATCTGCGACGGGCTGCCCAGCCTCCTTCAGCGTGCGCACCAGAACGTTGCGCGCAGTCGCCTTCGGCAGTTCGCTCAACGCCTCATCGAGTTCCTTCAGCCCTTCGATCTTGAAGAACTCTTTCGCCACGTCACCGCTCTTCGTAGAAGATGAAATAGTCGTGGCTCACGCCGCAGAGCTTCCCGACGTCATCGAATGGAAGATCGCGCTCGCTGTCGAAGAAGACGCCCTGCACCTGGACGGCGGCATCACCCGCACCCATCACGCCACGGTATCCATCGATGCCCGCCTTCACCAACAGAGCGAGCGCGGCTGCGTCATCATGGGACGGCATCCAGCAGTCGATCTGCATGCGTACACGCGCGAGGCCCGACGGCCCTTCGTTGTGGTGATCGCCCTGCCCCGAGATGCGGTTGTAGACGATGCCGCCATCCTTGGTTCCCTGCGGCAACCGGCTCGGGTACATGCGCCCCGAGATCGCCGACGAGATGCCGGGAGCCGCAAGCACAAACGCACGCAGTGCCGGCCGGATATCCTTCAGGCTCATGCGTCAGTCCGGCGGATGCACTTGATCGAGTAGTCGACCTGACGGCCAACTTCATCGAGTGAAACGATGTCGTAGACAAAACCAACCGGCGGCGATTGCGTGTTCGCCGATACGCTATCGGCGGGATAGATGATCTGATCCTTCGGCATCAGCGGCCGTGACGCGGACGGCACGTTGTGAAACCGCGTCGTGATCGTCACCTCTTGCTGCGCCACCTCTTGAGAGGGAGCAACCGATTCAGACCCGCGCGTCGGCGCAACGTGCGCTGGAATGCGGAACGCGATGTCCGCCCACACGATCGTCTCTTCACCGGAGCCCGATTGCGTCGGCGTTCCGCGCCGGATCGTGATCAGCCGATCGTAGCGGCGCTGCATCAGAAGCGGACCCGACGATACGGAGCCAGCAGCGCATCGACCGCCATCGGCATCGCCTGGGCGTTCGTGCCGACAATCACAGCACCCGGATTGTCGAACCAGTGGCGTATCAACAGGAACATCGCCTGCTTGATGGCATCGGGAACCGTACTCGCCGCGGGGCTACCCGCCTGCGGATAGCCCGCCTTGTACGTCACCCGAACGCGGGGAGCGCTGCCGTCCGCCTTCAGCGAGGGGATCGTGAAGTCATCGATCATCCGCACGTAGGCACAGCCGTCGGCCTTCGTGATCAGGCTATAGTTGGCAGGATCGACCGCCTGCTCGACGCCGTCCACATCGTCATACTTCAGGCTCGTAATTGAGATCACCGGCGCCAACGGCAGCGGGAAACTGCGCCAGAATGTGTCATCATCCTGACGCCACGTCTGTTCTTCGAGGCATCGTCCAAGGATGCCCGTCCACCCGTCGAGATACGAGACCGCGGCCGCAATCAGGCCGTCGATCAGCGTGTCCTTCTCGGTGTACGAGACATCGAGCTGGACCTTCACGAGCGCGCGGGTGACGGGCAGCGTCGCGGGCGCTGTGACGAGAACGGGGCGATAACCTTGCATCAGCGCATCAGCCGGTTCGGATGATTCTTGTGATCGTACCGCGCCTCGATCTCCTCCGCGCTCGGCACGTCAGCACGCGCTTCCATGCGCACCTTGACGGAGCCGTCATCCTGCGTGTCGAGATGCACGTCGACGCAGTCATAGCCGTAGAGCCGCTCGCGCTCCGGCGCGCAGGCATCCATCAGCGATGTGTCGCCCGGAACCGAGATCGCGATCCCGCGTGCAGCCGCGATGCCGAGCCAGAATTCGCAGCACGCCCGACCCTGTTCGGCGCGGTGGGAATTCGGGAGCGTATAGTCGAGCCCGAACAGCGAGATTTTCTGCACGCCGATGTGGATCGCGTACGCGATCGCATAGGCTGCCGTGGAGTTGAAGTACGGCGCCCCGCCGTTGCTCTTGTCGCCCGCCCGGTTAAGCACGTCCTGCAGCGGGAACGGCACAAGGCCGGGATATCCCTCGCGCACCACGGACGTGTAAACCGGCCCCGGATGCGTCTTCAGCCAGCGCACCATGGCGGCAATGTTGCCGTCCGGCTTTGCTACGGCGCGCACTTCCTGCACCTTCAGGTCATCCATGTGGAAGATGCGGTGGCAACGCAACACGTCGCCCATTGCGTTGAGGCCCCAGAC